TCGCCGCAACCGGCAGAATGCTCGACATTGAGCCGGCTAGCGCCTCCATGTTCGTCTTGCCGCTGGCTTCGGTCGCCACAAGCGCGTTCATCACGTGCGTGACGTCGCCAGCACCCAGCTTGTACGCATTCAGCGCGGTAGTGACAGCGTCAGTAACCGGGGCCAGCTCAGCGGCACCGACCTTCGCACCCTGAGCGCTTACGCGCAGCACATTCAGTGCGTCGGCACCGTGGAAACCAGCCGATTCGACCATGTAAAGGCCGCTGGTCAACTCTTCGGTGCTCTTTCCGACCTGGCCGGCCATCGTGAGAAGCCCTTGGCTGACCATTCCCATGTTCTGCTGAAGCTCGCCAGCACCAGTGCGCACACGGGTCATTTGCGTCTGGAAGTCAGCGGCCATGTGAACGGTTTTCACCGCAGCAACACCAGCGGCGACGCCAATACCGAGCAGCGCTGCCTTGCTGACGGCGCCGAGCTTGGCCATGTTGCCACCGCCCTGCGCCTCGACTGACGCCAGTTCGGTCTTTACCCCCCGCGCTGTTGCGTGGAATCCAGTGGCGGAGCCAAGGAACTCAATGAAGACCGGAGGAAGCCCGGACATGAAACCCCCTATTTGGTCTTAGTTGCCTTAGCCCACGCCGCATTCCAGACAGCGGGGTATTTGGCGTTGCCCTTTTCGATCCCCTTGCGGAAATAGGGGAATTTGCCTTCAAGCTCGCGCTTGTACCAGTTGACTTGAGGATTGGCTTTCGCACCGCCCATGAACACGGCTGCGCTGGCACCACCAGGCTTCACACGGGGCTTCCGGGTCTTCATGACGGAGTTGTAGAGAACGCCGTCGAGCTTTCCGGGGCCACCGCTCTTCGACCTGTGGTGCGGAGTGAGATCCAGATTCACAGCGGGGCCGCCAGGGCCGTTTCCGCGTCGGTCCCAGCGTGGTCGGCCGCGCATTCCGCTACGGACTGACGTGCGCGCCAGCGCAGTGACCTTTTTCAGCGAAGCGACCGTGGCCAGGTCTACCCTGCGCTGCATGACGGTGATAGCCACGTCAATTTCCTTGACGCCCCGCACGAATTCGTTAGCCGGCATCGGCCATCGCCTTTCGCTCGCGGGCTTCGCGGGCACGGGCGACTGCGTCGTCAACGGCTAGAAGCCAGTCGAGTTGCACGGCCGATTCGTCGTCCAGCTCATGGGGCAGCTTGTGTGTCAGGACACACAGCCGGTAGATCCGGTATTCCTCCAACGGGAGCAACTCGGGGGCGTATAGCTGCGCCCCTTCGAGATGCTTGGTCAGGCGGTGGAGGCGACGGTAGGGGAATCGGCGTCCGGCGTAGGCTCAAAATCGGGGTTGAGCTGAGGCAGGAACGGGGCAACAGCCTTGCGCAGAGCGTCAAGGTCGGAGGCCGTAAGGTCCTGGCAAGCGTCGGCAGACACCGGGAAGTCGTACGACCAGCCGGCCACCATGGCAGCCACAAGCAGGTCGTTGACCAGCTCAAGGTCATCGAAGGCGGAGCCAAGCCCGGCCGCAATGCTGAGCTGCTCTTCCTGCGTAAGCTCTTCGCCGTCTTCCTTCAGCGCCTCAGCAGTGGCGACGGCAGCAGCAAACTCGGGGTCAGCGGCCAGCTTCGCCTGAACACGCTTGATCGGCCGGCGCATGCGCTCGGTCACGTCAGCAACAGCGCGAATGTCGGCGGTAGCCCCGGAGGGCAGAGTGATGTGGTTCATCAGGCGTACGTCCCCGTAGTGATCGCGTTCTGAATGGTCAGCTTGATCGGCGAGTAGCCGCCAGAGGTGCCGATGTCAGTCGAATTGGCCAGGGCGTCGAAGGCAACCGACAAGGTGACGTAGTCCTTACCCCGGTCGATGTCCGCGCCGGAGAGCTTCACCTTCGACATGACAGCCTGAACCTGCACAGCGCTGGTGCCGGTCCCCTGAGCAAAGTTCACAGTCAACGTGGTGGAACCCGTGCTGAGGTACTGAGTCAGGACCGTGTCGTCTTCCATGACAAGCGTGAGCTTGCCGCTGACGGACACCGGGCCAAGCCAAATCTGCGCGGGATTCTGCGTGCCGTCCACAGCGTTGATGATCGAGGCATCACGCTTGATGTTGATTTCGCCGTCGAGGCAGACAGCAGTAGGCGCAGCCGCCAGCGTCACGGAGCCGATCCAGGAAGCCAGCGGGGTGACAGCCGTAAAGCTCGCCGTAGGCTTGGTGGCGGTGCTGCTGCCGAAAGTCGTCGCCTTCGCGCTGTAGGTGAGCATGCCATCTGCGCTGAACTTGATGTCCAGCTCATTGAACATGGCGCCCGGGTAGGCTCGCGTTGCGGCGCTGTAGAAATCGGTCAGCGTGTACGACTTGGGCTGACCGGATCCGGTGTTCAGCGTGGAAACCGCGTGCGTGAATGGGGCGCTTGCACCCGTGGTGGTGAGGTCACCAAGAATGGCAGCCGCCAGCCAGCCGAACGTGTCCGGGATCACGTCTCCGTCGAACTCGAAGGTGCCTGACTTGGGGCCGGCAATGTCGTCGTAGACATCAACCAGCGCGCCGCGCAGACCCTTGTCCTGAAGAAGCGTGATGTTGTCCTTACCGCTGGGCGGCTGGACGGGAATGAAGGCGGTAGGCGCAACAGCCGTGCCCACCGTGGCTTCCTTGGCGATGCCAAGAAATGAGAGCTGAGAAGCCTTGGGCATGGCTTACGCCTCCTTCTGTGTCTTGGTGGCGGAGCCGGCCTTTGCCGCCTCCCAATTAGCGTCGGGAGGAGTGTCAAACTCCACGACGGTTTCACCCGGTACGGCCTCAAGGCCCAGACCGGGGTAATACAGCGGGGTAGCCCCCACAAAGCGGTACGGCGACATGCGCGTTACACCACCTGGAATGCGTCGAAAGTCAGCGAGAGGTTTCCGGTGCGCCCCATGTGGTCCTCCGTGGGGGCTCCCGTGTACGTGGCGCCAGATGGCTTCGCGATTAGCACCGTGTTTCCCATCGTGGGATCAGCGCGCACCAGCGCGATAATCTGTGCGGCCAGCGTGTAGGCGCGTGCGCTAACGGCTTGCGCGTCGTCGCCACCCCGGAAGACAGAGACGTCAACCGAAATCGTGAATGACTCGTTGAGCCAGCCGGCCCCGCCTCCGCCAACCAACGCGTTCGTGTCAAACTTGTTTTGGATATCGTTGATATCAACGATGTCTTCCGGCTGGTCTGGGGTGCCTGGCTCGTCCATGTAGACACCCAGGCGCGCATTCTTGTCGAGCGGATCGGCCACAAGCGCGGCGCTGCACTGCTCAAACAGCCACTGGCGCGCGGCCGGAGCTGACGAAGCGGGAATGGTCACGCGAACCCCGGGAATCTGCGGAACGGGGCCCAAAGCTCCATCACGCGGTTAGGCAGCGCGTACCCCTGCGGAACAGCTGGCGCGTCGTCGTAGCCCGCTGAGCCATACTTCGGCCGGCCGCTCTGCTGAGTCATCTGCCACAAGTGGCGGATAGCTTCGAGCGCGCCGAGCCGGACGCTGTAGGGCACCGGTCGGCCGCCAGCGGTGTAGACGACCTTGACGTTTTTGTAGCCGCTGGCGAACAGCGCGGCCTCACCGGACATCGAGCGCCGGCTGATCGAACCAACCTGCGCATCAAAGCTGAAGGCGAAAGCGTTAAGGCTGTTGCCCAATTCCTGCTCAGTCAGCGAGAAGGCGGAAAGCCCGTAGTACTCCGTCACGCTGGCGATAGCCGAAACCGGCTGAACCGTGGGGACCAGGGTCGGAACGCCGCCAGACCACCACTCGGTGTGGGTTTCCGGCAGGAACGGGCCGCAGAAGTCGCGCGCGAGGTCAGCGACGGCGTAGATGTAGCCGTAAAGCTCGTCGTCTGCGCGCTGATCGGAAATGTTCAGATGCGCCTTCACAGACGCGAGGTCAACCAGCGACTCGACATTCGCCGCGCGGACAGTGAATTGTCCCTCGCTGACGAAGCCGGGCGCCGTCCATCGGTACTGCCACACACCTTCGGCGTTGACGCTCTGCGCGACAGCGCTGTACGCCCCGCTGCCGGCCTCAGAGACGACCGGGTGAGTAATAGTGCCTGCGGGGTCCGTAACGGCCACAGCGACCGACGTAGACCCCGTAACTAGCGCCCCGGAGTCGTCTGTCACCGTGACGCTCAGCGGAACATCCTGGCCAACAATCGGCACTAGAGTCATCCGGGGCACCCGCCTTACTTCGTGGCCGACTTGGGCAGCAGAGCCTCAGCGGCGGTAACCGTCTCCGCCTTCAGGTCAGCGTGCGCACCACCAGGCTCAAAGTCGCGCAGCAGGGGAAGCCACGCGCCAAGATCCTTGACAAGCTCGTTTTTAAGCTTGGTTTCGCCGCGCTCAACAGCACCGCGCAGCGCGTCAACCAGCCCGCGAACGTAATTCAGAGGGTTTGCGTTCATGTGCGATTCCTTCCTCTCAGCGAAAGGCGCCCCCGTCTCGCACAGAAACGGGAGCGCCAATCAGTGATTAGAAGCCGTTCGGCGCAACCAGGCCAACGCCGTCAATGACGGAGATGGACTTCGGGTACCGCGCGGGCTGGAAGGTGGCGTAGTTGTACAGCCGGACGAGAACAGAGAGCTGGTTCGCGTAGGTCTGCGGGAAGGCTTCCGCCTTGACGGAACCCTCGTACAGCCGCAGGTCGGCGAACCGCGCCACGATGATGCTGTCCTGGTTGGTGCCGGCGCCGACGTTGGTGCGGATCAGCGCGTCAACGTAGACCGGCAGACCCAGCATGGTGCCCACGTAGCCCTGCGACGCAATGGGACCCTGGTCAGCAAGGCTGTTCATCGGAGCCTGCGCGTTCGGAACCACCAGCGGGCGGTTAGAGCTGTCCACCTGCGCCAGCAGCCAGTTCCAACGGCGCGGGTGCATCACGATGGCGTCCGGGGGAAGGAACCGGTTGCCGTGAACCTGGCTGATCGCCGCAGCAACCGCAGCGTAGACAGCCGCAGCAGTAGCGGTGCCGCAGGTGACGGCGTTGGTGCCGGACAGGGTGAAAATACCGGTGATGTGGCCGGCCGCACCGGAACCGTTCAGCACCTCGGTGTTGAGGTTGACGGCGTAGGCCGCAGCCAGGTCGGACAGCACCATGTCATCGACGTTCAGCGGGGACTGCTCGATGAGCTGAAGGCTGAGCGTCTGGCCACCAGCGAGGGTGATGACGGGCGAGCTGACCGAAGTGGACGTCATGTCCGTCTGCTGAATCCCGCTGTTCTGCGTGGTCTGCTGAGCAGTGGCGGTGCCGGTCGACACCTTCGGGATGTTCAGCGAGTCGGTACCGCCCGGCAGAGGCGCAGTCGGCACCTGATTGGCGGTGATGCGACCGGGACGGGCGAGCGCCACGTACTGGTCAACCATCCACTTCGGAGGCACGAACTCACCAATGGTGCCGTCCGTGGTGTTCAGCGCACGCTGCTCCTTGTCGTTGCGCTCCAGCCGGCGCAGCGCCTCACGGTCGCCAGTCTTAGACGACAGCCACAGGTCGCGGAAGTAGGAGTGGGCTCCGCCAGAGCGGTAGGTAGCCGGCTCGTTGGTGGTGATACCGACGGGCGCGTACTTCCGCTGAAGCTCAGCCGCAGCCTCATCCGCGCGGACCTCAGCATCCAGCTCAGCAATGCGAGCATCCAGCGCCTTGACGTCGCCCTCAGCGGTGCGCTGCTCGGCCTCTTCGGTCTCGTTCAGCTTGCGAGACTCGGACACAGCCAGGTCGGCCAGCCGAGCCACGGTCTGAGAAGCAGCAGTGCGCTGCTCCAGAAGCGCGCGAAGCGCCTCGTGCTTGTTCATGGGTTTCCCTTGGTTGGTTTCGTAGCGAAACGCCCACCGCTGATCTCTCAGGTGGTGGCCAAGGTGGTGCCCCATGGAGCAGCGGGGTCCGGCGTTGGCTCCGGCGTGATGCCGGGCGGGCAATACCGAAATTCGGTGTTGGTTCAGACGCGGCGGGTAGCCGCACGCTTAGCGGCCTGCTCAGCCAGGTAGACAGCGAGCTCGTCATCCGCGCCGGCCTCATCGGCAAGCGAGCGCGCGAGCCGTTCAACGTCGGCAGGGTCAGCGGTGCGCTTCCACTCAGCGACGGCGTCGGCCACATCGCGACCACGCAGCGAGGTGAGCCCGCCCGTGTGGGGGTTCGCGCCGTAGTTCACGAGGCTCACGTCACCCTTGTTGAGCGAGACTTCGGAAATGTCGCGCTGCGTGTAGTCGGGCGACCACTCCTGGCGAATGACACGGAACCCGAAGCTCATTTCGTCCATGTCGCCCCGCTCCATCGCCGATTGGATGTCGCGCACGGCCGAATTGCGGGGATCGAGCTGCGCTTCGACGTGGAGCCCGGTCTCGTCCTCGCTGAGGGACATAGTCCCCGACTTGGTCCGCGCGAGCGTCATGCCATCATGATTGAGCTTGAACGGGACGTCAGCGGCCTCAGCCAGCGTCTTCCCGAAGGCTCCGCGACGGATTACCTCCGTGTACGGGCCCAGCCAGTCTTCCATCTCGTACGGAGACTCGGTCACGGACGCGTAGCCCGTAAACGTCAGCGTGGTGCCGCCCGTACCATCGTCGCTGGCTCGAAGCTCAAACTCGCGAGCAACCGCGCGCCGCTCAGTGGTGTGGCGCTTTTCAGCGCGCGCAGAAAAGTCAGTCATTAGAGCACCTGCCCCAGCCCATCGGAAGTCATGGAGGTTTTAGCCCCGATGTCCTTTGGGGCGGAAACTGTGGAATTCAGTCCGAACGCGATGTCATCTCCGCCTTCAATCGGCGGAAGGTTCTCCTTCGCCCGGATTTCGTTCGGAGTCATCAGCGCAGCAGTACGGGCAGCGGAGTAAACGGCGAATCGGCCGGCCGCATCGCTCTTCAGCACCGCGTCACGGTCGAAGCAGGCGTTCAGCGCGGT